AACACCATCTACAAGTAATGTACTATCATCACCAAATACACTACCTGTTACATCACCAATCATTGGACCATATAGTGTACCTGTCAAGCCGTCCATCATTAGCTTTGAATCATCTGCAAACACACTACCAACTACGTCAGTAACCTGTACAATGTTATTGTTTACTAGTAAAGTACCTGCGGCACTCATGCTTATTTTTTTACCGCCTAAGTGGATAAAATCTTTAACATGTAAGTTGCCCCATTGTTTTGTACTGCTACCTAAATCGTATATTCCGTCGGTAGCTGGAATTAAACTTGCTGCTGTATTTGCAGGATCAAGTGTTGTGCCAGCATATAACTCATTAAAGTTATTATTAATTTTTGTAAATGCAGTACGTAAAGGATCACCATTGCCCTTGTTAGCACTAGTTCCTATGTTAACTGTTTGTCTAGCCATTTGTTAGATTCCCCTTATCAACCTGTATTCTTATTTTGCCAGCTGTAGCAACAACCTGCCTCCTCTGGGGATTTTTTGTATCTACTGCACCCGGAGCACCGTCTTTAACAAGCTGATTTAGATATTGCTTGCTTAACAGTTTTTTATTATCATCATCACTCATTAGTGTTTTCCTACTACAATTTCAACTATACCTCGTTCAGCATTATTTTTATTAGCTAGTGCTTTACCTATTACAGTACCTACGTTAGGGTTATTATTAACCACAGCATATCCAGGAATTGCACTAGTTACAAGCATATCACCTTTTTCTACTATTCCAAGCACTTTACAAGGAACTCTACCTTGTAGTGCTAGGGCAGTTATATTATCACCTTCTATTGCACTGTTCATTAAGTGTGCTGGATTAGTAGATACAACCCCGCCAACTTTTCTATCGTCTTTAGTTGAAGTTGTTGTTACTTCTGCGTCACCACCAAATACTAGTACAGTACCTGGCTCATACACTTCATCTGCCAAGTAGTTCTCTGCCAAGTCAGCATAGTAAGCTTCGGTAGCAGTACCGTAGAATGTAGCAGCATAAACATCTTTATACTTCTTAGTTGAACTACCAATGTCGTATGCATTTGTAACATCTGGTACTACACCTGAACTGCTAAAGATAAACGGAGCAACACTTGAAGTTGTGCCAGCATCAGCTGCAACTATAGCAACTTGTCCTGTAGCTGTTACACCTGTGTCAGCACCAATTGCTATACCTGTACTTGCAGCAGTCTTTTCGCCCGGTGCCTCAATAAAGCTTGAGAAGATCCAATCAACACCTAGTACTGCTTCACCATTAAAGTTTGAAGCATTTTGTAGAACACTTTCTGCAACGCCTGTTCCGTCAACATTAACACTACCAGCAATTAATACATCTGGCTTACCATTTGCACTAACACCTGTAGTACCTGTTGCTCTAAGTATTTCACCTTGTGCTGGTGTTTTCATTATCACAGTAGTTGTATCTAGTGCAAGAATTTCATAGCTAGGATCACCACCAAGTATTAAGCTGTTAACTTGTATGCTACCTGCACCATCTGTTTTAACAATACTATTAACTTCACCAGTCTTACTAACATTACTTACAGCATATGTGCCAGTACCTGTTTTAATAACAGCTTCACCTGGGTCCGCCGCAACTGCAATTATCGCAGCTAAATCAGCATCACCAATACCGCCACCTTCAGAAACAACTGTAGCAAACGTTATTTCATCAATATCGTTATCACTACTATCTCCACTCCAGTTACCTAGTACTGTTCCATCACTAACACGTTTAATTTTCTTAAGGTCTAATTGTCCATCTGCAATACTTACCCAACCATTAGTTAGTGTAAATACTGCTTGATCGTATGCACTAACACCTAAGTCTGATTGGTCAATGTTTACAGCATTAACTCTGCTTGTCGCTGCTGACATTGCTAGTTTACTTTGTGATATACCAGCTGTACCACTTACATCAGCATTTACAATAGAGCCAACTTTATATTGTATGTCTAAATCAACATGTCTATCTGTTACAACGCCGCCATCTATTGTTCTATTTCTAGTTGGAGTAAATGTAATATCACTATCTGCTGTTGCAATACCATTAGCCCAAACATCAATTGGTCCTTTAACTAATGTACCAGTTGCTCCACCAACAACACTAACTACGTCTTGTGATTCACCACCTCCGGCTGGTAGGCCATCTGTAAACGCTCCTGTAAGAGGAGTATATGTTATTTCAATAACGTTGCCTTCGACACCTGTAGTTGTTAGTAAGTCAACAATAGTACCTGTTGCACCACTGTTGTTACCACTAATACTTTGTCCAGTTACAAATGGTCCACTTACAATTGATCCTGCACTAATAATAAGTTTCTTTTCACCTGTAGCAACAAATAAGTTACCTGATGCATAATCATTATATTCAGCACTTCTTAAATCTTCAACTGATGTAGATCCTGCAATACCATCAACATATACTTTTGTTGCTGCATCACTATCTTGTGCTGGCGCTCTTAAATTTGTAATTGTATTACTTGCAGCATTTAGGTCACCTGTCATTGGTACAACACCGTTTGGTGCTAGTACGCCAGGTCCTAATTTATTACTAACTGCTGTACCGTTAACATCATATCCTAAACGTCTGTTTACGTATCCTCTAACTGCTCCTTCTGTTGGAACTGTATCAGATGCATTGTCAGTCATTGCTGTGTCTGTTGAGAACTCAGTAATAACAACTCCGCGTTTAAATCCTAGTCCGTCAACATCACTAAGTGCTATACTTGCACTAAATGTAACTGTACCAGTACCTTGGTCAACTTGGAAGAATTTACCAACTCTAAATATACCGTTTTGGTCTGTACTTACAAAGAATACTCTACCTTTGTTTTTCTCAACAACCTCTTGTGCAGCATTCTTTTCACCAGGTGGTCCAAAGATAAAGTTTGGATAGTTAGTTGCGTTAAAGCCGCCTGTACCAATATCTAAGAAGTCGTGCCCAGTAGCTCTACAAGTTGAAATATTAACAGTAACATCACCTGTTGCTCCAGCTTTTAGTCCAGCACGTAACGTATTGGATAATGTACCTAGTACCACAGTTCCATGTATACCTGTTGCATCACTAGCATTAATAGTTTCGCCTACATCAGCAATATCAACAATTGCATAAACGTCATCTGCTGCTGAAACTTGTTCTGCGCCTGCGCCCGTTACGCCTCTATAGTTATAAACATAGTGCTTCTTACCTTTCCATGTAATAATTGGAGCTTCTGATAATGTTGAAGTTGTCCAACCTATAGGTCTGTAAGCTTCTGGCGTTCTTGTGTTATTGTTAAGTCTAAATTTCTCGTTACTATCTGCAACTGCTTGAAGTGCTAATCTTATGTCGCCTGCTGTTGCACCTTTAGTGGAACCTGTGCCACTAAGTGCAGCTTCTGCAGCTCTAGTATTATCAATAACTAACCTAATGTAATCAAACGAAGTATCAAATCCTGCTTGAATACTGTTATCACCAAGCGGAGTACCTAAACTGTTACTAGTTAGGAATGATATTGATCTATAAAATTGTCCAGGGTTTTCATCAAACAGTATTGCAGTACTTGGTCTAATAGTTAACAAGTCTGGTTGTGCTAAGTCATTAAATATTTGTGTTTCATTACGTCTGTAGTTAATTAGATCATTGTGTGTTGGTGTTGCAATAATACCGTTCTGTGCATACTGTGCAGATGATGTTGAGAAGTTTAATTTATAAACTGCACCACTATAGGTTGGTGTATCATCTGTATTTGTAACAGCACTACCTGCAATAGTTGCTTGTGTAATTGCTCCTGCACTTATAGCACCACCAGCGTCAACTTGTGATACTGTAATTGTAGCATTGTTAGCTGCTGTAGCACCACCTAAGTTTGCACCTGGTACTATAAAAGTATCACCCACTCTGTAGTCTGTACCTGGTGTAGTAATTATTACTGTGTAACCGTTTGTTTTATCTTTGCGTACTGAAAATCTAGCATTAGTAGCTGTACCAACTGCTACCGTCTGTGCCGCTGCGATTGGAGGAGTACCACCTGCACCAATTCCAATAAATGCACCTAAGTGCGGAGTAGCTAGTTCTACGTTACTAACTTCGTATACACCATTAACAGCATTTGGTGAAGCATTTGTATGGTAGATATCAAATTCTGATCTGTTTGACGGAACATCTTTTAAATCATATACGTACATATATGCCGTTGTTGCAGCATTTGTATAACCTGTTGCATCTACTGAAAGTGGAACACTGGCTGCTCCAAGTGCTCCTGTTACACTACCTGAAATAGTATTTGTTGTATCAAAGCTTCCTGTTGTAGTTTTTAAATAAATTGTATGGTTACCATTAGACCCTGTTGCTATTACTACTACACCTGTTGCCGCTGAGCTAGCCTGTGTATATGTTTCTCCTGCTACACCGATAACTGGTCCTGTAGTTTGTATTACAACTGACGCTGCGAATACCTTACCTGGCATTACCATATCTTCTGCAAGTGATACAGCATCTGGAATTTCGTTTGGATCTGATCCTTCTGCAACCAATCCAAATTCACCGTAACAACTAGAACCTGTTAGTGATCTAATCTGTGAACCGTTTTTAGAATAGTAACTAGTATAACAATAGTACGTGAACATAGATACCATTTCTGATATGCCGCCGTTTACTGCAACTAGTCCGTAACCTAAGTCGTTAATTTGTGTAAAGTCATTACCTAACATACTTCTGTTACCAGCAGTCTGTAAAGTAATATCAATTGGAGCTGATACACTTTGTACAGTTTGTCTAACAATTAAAGCTCTGTTAGTATCAATAGCACCGTGTGCCGCTTGTAAAGCAGATGTAGCCCAAGTAATAGCAGGTTTAACAATTGCAGGAACACTGTTTAAGTTTGATGCACTTATAACATTAATTGGAATAGCAAGTAATATGCCTAGTTGTGTTGCTGCAGCTGCATCTGCTGTAACGCCTGCTGTTACTTGAGTAGATGCGTTACCTGTTGACTTTGTAAAGCTAACACCATTAACAATATTTGCTAGCAAGCCTTTAATATGATTCATTGCATTTACAGTTGGAGTAACTTCACCAGCTGCTAGTACAGCTACACCATCATCAATGTATGAACGTGCTGCTGTCCTTGATGCAGTGTTACCACCGTAGTTAATATCATATGATATTGCATCAATTAAAAATCTTACATCTCTAGCACATTTAACTTGATCGTATCCCGCTGACGGGCTGTTTAAGTTAATATATGCTACTGCCTCTGCACCTAAGAATATTCTGTTTTCTTGTAGTTTAGTACGTGCTTCGACAGCCTTTGTATATGGTAATGTAGCTGGAGTTGAAAATGTAATTGTATCTGCAGCAGTTTCAGTGCCTAATGCACCGTTATTAATAATATCAATAATTTCATCAAATGCTGCATTTGATCTTGTTAATGAAGTTGCATCGCCTGCAATACTTGTTAGTGCGGCTGTAGTTGCTTTAGCAACTCCAATAGCTGCTACTGTTTGCGATTTTTGATTTGCTTGTAAATACGCACTAACGACATTACGTTGATATGCTAAGCCATTTGTTACTTGGTTATAGTTTGTACCTAATGCTAAGTCAAATTGTACAGCGTCTAAAATAAATCCTGTATCTCTTCGACACTTAGTAACATCAAATTCAAACGTACCAACTGCTGTTAAGTTAAAACCAGTAGATAGTTCACTAGTAACACCAGTAAAACCAACACTGCCATTTGAACTTCTGTCTAGTACAATTTCTGCGGTACCTAATGACTTATCATAATTTGTTAGTGCGTTAACTTGGAAACGTCTACCATCAATATAAAATGCACAAGGTGTTTGTGGACGTCTAACATACAAGCCTTGTGGCGATGCTGCAGATCCTAAACTCTTAATTGTAAGTCTAAACGGATCATTGCTAACTCTACCTGTAACCTGGATTGCTGAGTTACCAACAAAAGCATCAGTATATAGTCCGCCTCTAAATGCTTGCTTGTTTAATGATGCAGCAAAACTTGAACCTGTTTGTATGTAGGGTGACTTAGTAAGTACTTGACCGTCTGGATCAAGTACACCCATAAATCCACCATGACCTTGTACAGTCATGTTACGTAAGATAGTTGCATCATTTAATAAGAATACATCTTGATCTGTATTACGCTTTGGAGGGTTATAAGATGCGTTGAATGCAAAGTTTACTGAGTTTGTAAAGTTTTGTATAGTAGTATCAATAGTATCAATTTCAGTCCAGTTTGTTGCAATTTCACTTGCACTAAATGTAACTCCTGACGTATGTTGTAGCTTTGGTACATAGTATCTAGTTTGACCCGCTGATACAAATTTAATTACATCCTGTAGTTTATATACCTTACCAGTTGTCCATGTTGCTGGAGCAGAGTCGCCGTTTATTAAATCTTGTGCATATACTCTATCGCTTGCCGCACCACCTGACTGATTATAAAGTGTTGTTGGAGCAAGGCCTTGTAGCAACTTGTTTGCCATAGTATAAACATGTGTAACACCTGATACCCATTCATCATGATATGCTACTGGTAATGAAGGATCACTTTTGCCTTCCCAGTAAATATCGCCTTGTTCTTCTAGTACAAACTCATTGCCGCCTAATCGCAAATCTTTTACAATAGCATCAACAACTTTTCCTATCCAACCGAACCATTTTGCTCTTGAATAAATTGCTCCTGCTGGCAATGCTGTATACGTTGTTTCAATATAGTTTACAACTTGTTCTTGAATAAACTCTTTGTTGTCAATAAACGTTTTTGCACTAGTTTCCCAAGTACCAACGTTAGTATAACCAGCACCAATATTCTTTAAACTTCCTGGTTTTTCTAAATAGTGATAACCAAAGTAGCCGTCAAATGTTCCTGTAAGTGGGTTTTTATAAACATCACCGTTTAATATAGTATCTACTGTAAGAACAACTGCTGGAGCGCCTCCGCTACCTAGTTTAGAATCTGCAATAGTAATTGTTTCATCTTTTACAAAGTTTATGCCTGCAACTGTTGCACTTGCTGCGGTAATTGCTCCGTTAGCATCAACAGTAACAGATACTGTTGCACTTTTACCAAGCTTGCTAGTAACCATATTACTATCGCCAGTGATAGTATATGTTCCTGCTGTTCTACTTGCGTTAATCTGTGTTTCAAATTTCAATGTACTAATACTAGAAACACCTAATACCATCCCATCAAATTCTGCATCTCTATAAAAATAAGTATCAGCATAACGTGATTGTGATACACGTTTCTTAGGACGTATAATAACTCTACGCTGTTCATCACCTCTTATGGATACGTTGTTAGGTACTTTAATTGGAAAGTCTTCTTCGTAAATACCAGATTCAACAACGACAACAACTTGGGTTTCAAGTTGTACGTTACCGTATTCTAATTCTTCACCAGCTACAAATTCGATTGGCTTCATTAACTGCAATTCAATTTCGTCTGTAGTTGCAATAGATACTGCTCTTGAACCTGACTCGTGTCTGTAATCTACCATTAAACCAATAGCGCCAGACTGTCTACCTCTAATTACTTTACCAGGTATAATATCTGTATTATTTGGATTAGCTTGATCTAAGAAACCAAAGTTACCATTTGCTGCATTAATTTTATATGTAGTAGTTCCGTCAACAATAGACGGAGCATTTAATGCTCCATTATTAATAACGTCTAGTATGATTTGGAACTTTGCATCAATAGCATCATCTGCTTGTGCGTCTGGTGTAATAGCTGCATTAATAAACTGTGACACTTGTGATTGATATGATGTTGGTACTGCTGTGTTTGTTAAGATATAATTCTTAACAATAGTTTTAGCATATGTAATACCAGCTACAGTTTCAAGCTTCTGACTACCAATTGCTTTCTGAGCACTAGCATTTGAATAATATCTAAGTCCTGCATAGCGTGAAAGATAGTTTGCGTTGTTACCAAGCAATGCATCTAAAGAAACACTGTCAAGCATTAACTCTACATCTCTTTCGCATCGTTCCATATTGTACGTTGCAGCATAAAGAGGATATGTAGCATTGATATAAGCTGTAACTTCTTTAGCAACAAATTCTTTGTTGTTTATAATAAGTGTTCTAGCATTTGTTCTTCCACTAATTGGAGAAGTAATACCAGCGGTATTAATTGTTGATCTAACAGCACCTGTATTATAAGTCAGTGTCTGCATATACGGACCTGGCTCTGGAGGAGCTGATACAATTATTTCTTCAGCTTTTCTTGCAGCGGCATTAACTGTTCTATATGCGTACCCAATTGCACGACCCTGTTTACCATCTGGTGTATAACGCTGTGTATCGTCACCTTTAGTAGTAACAAAAATATTTACATCACTTGTAGCTGCAACATTGTCAACATATAGTTTTGATACTGCTTGTAAATCATCTGGACCGTATGGAGTACCTTTTCCTGAAAGTTCACCTGGGTGATCATGTAAGTTAAGAGCACCTGTCATTATGTCACCTTGTCTACGTACAAGAGACTTTCTTGGTAAAGCTACGTTGTCTAGCCAGTTACCTGTTAATGTGCTATCGTAAGCAGCGTCTGTAATGGTCATTGTACCACCACCACCAGCTAATAGCAATCTTCCAGTATTATTAATAGCACCTTCTGATGTACTGTGTAAGCTAATAGTGTTTACATCTCTTACACGGACATAGTATGTAGTACCAGAAACTACGTTAGCTGGGTCAGTAACTGTTGAATTAAATTTAAATGCTGCGCCTGTAAACGATCCAGCAAGACCGTGTGCAGTGATAACTATATTACCTAAGTTTAAGCTACCTATTGTTAATGTATATTGTGTAACAGCAGCAGGCTCGTCACCTAGTCTTAGTCCGCCACCAGCAACATCTTTCTGTTGGTAGTTACTATCGGCATATGCTTTGTTAATAACAAGGTCTGCTGTAGTATAAGCTGTACTATGAACAGAGTTAAATGTATCAATTGCTGCCTGTGTTACTGCTATGTTTGCAATCGGCTGCGTTCCAGCATCAAGTGGACCACCTAATGTCGGAACCGGGTCATTTGAAACTTTAGATACTAGCTGTTTAATAACTAGCTTGCCATCAATAGTATAATCAAATCCAATAGTATCAATAGTACCGTCAAGTGCGTTGTTAGATGCTAGTTGCAATAAGCCTATGCCACTGCCATCACTCTTTACAGTTGGTACTTTATTTTCGTTACCTTGATATGTATTTGGAGTGTCACTTAAATCTGTAAAAGATATCTGCCCACCAATGCCAAATACCGCGTATAATTCTTTAAAGTTATCGTTTACTTTACGAAACGATTCTCTAATACTATCGCCGGTGCCGTCATTACCTTCTACACCAATATCAATATTTTGCTTTGCCATTCTTTAAGTGCTCCGTTATATTGCTGTTGCCAGCGAGTTGTCTAATTTGTCCATATCAAAGTTAATGCTAACTCCGCAACCACAAGAAGAACTTGTGTTTGGATTGTTTATTTCAAAGTTTGATCCTACAATAGACTTTACATAGTCTACTTCAGTTCCTGCTAGAAACATAATGCTGTGTGCGCCGATAACAAAATTGCCGCTACCTGAACTAATAGTAATGTCTAATTTCTCTACATCATCTTTTGATGCAATAGTGTCCCATGCATACGAAAATCCAGCACAGCCGCCACCGTCTAGGTTTAAACTAATAGCATAGGCATTGTTTTCCTCGCAGATATCGTTAATCTGTTGTTTAGCTTTTTCAGTTAGTGTACAAATAGCCATTGATGCTTCCTTTATTCATATGTATTTATCGAACAGTTTTATAATCTTAATGTTAAATATAGTTATGTTCTTAAAAGAATTTAAAAAAGAAACCCGGCACGTTCGTAAAAGCAAAATGGGCAAGGAACACGCATACAAGCGTGAAGTAACTCATTGTGTGTTTAGATGCGATAACTGTGATGTTGAATTTACTAGACCTAGGGGATCCATGGATCCTAAGCGGTTAAGCAATAATTATTTCCATGTGTGTAGCAATTGCGATGCAAAAAAGTTTGCACAAAAGAAAGGCGTTGAAAAGAAGCAAGTGTGGAACCTGAGTGCAAGTTCCACAATGCCTATCGGCAAACTTTAGTCTTCTTTCTTCCAAATTGTCCAAATGCCATACGCAATAGCTGCATAAGCTG